GGAGAATGCCAGGATAAAAGAGAAATCTATTGATAATATCGAGTATGTATATGTTCTTGTAAATCCCGCTTATCCTACATTGGTTAAGATTGGAATGACCATTCATGATGTTCATAGGAGAGTCAAAGGGATAAACGCTACTGCGACAGTTGAAGAGTGGGTTCCAAAATTTGCTCTTCCTTTAAGGAGGGGTAAGGCATTTGAAGTTGAACAGGCCGTTCATACTTTCTTTGCTTCTTCAAGAGTAAATTCCGACCATGGCAATTCTAGAGAGTTTTTTACCCTATCGCCTTTTACGGCTTTTGATAAGATTCGAGAGGTAGGAGACATGTTCCGGGTAGGGGATCCTGTAATTTATTAAGAATATATAAAAAATCTTGCGCGGCGATTCTTCGAAAATAATTGTTATTTTAGTTGCCCTCTCCCTTTTTTCTTCGTATATTTAGGTACAATCAAAAAATAGTGTTATGAAACAGTTAAAAAATTTATTCCTTTTATTACTTTCTTTACTTGTATTTAGTTGTTCGACCCCTGAAATTGAGCCGGATGTCTGTTTAAACGGTAATTGCGGTGCTGAATTCCGAATTGATACCTTAGGTCACCCTGGAACTTATAAAGATGTGAATGATGTTTGGCATATAAAACATGCTGGATTGAATTACTTTACTGTAAAAGGTAATGTAAATGAATTAGATCCTTACTATGTTATTAACGGGGTTCCTTTAATAAGTGTAGGTTTTGACTCTAACTTCTTTTACACCCCAGGGAATGTAGTATGGACTTACCCTGTCTATTCATACCTTGGATTATGGTCAAGTAACCAAATGAACACCCCTATCCCTATTGGAACTCAGACCTATACCTTTCCTCAACTTATTGGGCAGACAAATATAATGAACCTAGCAGGGTATACGATTCAAAAGAATCCTAATGTAAATGTAAATCATCCAGCATATAAGACCTATTTTGCTACTTACAGTAAATATACTTACAGACCTCAGCAGTCAATGGCTTTTTTCCAAGATTTTATAGGTAGAACAGCAACAATCTACATAGAGGTTACTTTGGGTGAGAATAAAAAAACTATAATAAAGGAGTTAAAAGTAGTGTTTGAACCTTAAGAGTTGTTTCTTAAAAAAAAAGTTCATAACTTAACCATTATTAATAATAAAGATAATTAAAATATTAAAAATAAGTAATTAATTAATAAATAATAAAAATGAGAAATAAAGATTTATTCGTACAGAAATTAGAACGTTTCGAAGCAGAGGTTAAGAAAATTGGGTATCATATACACCGTAATGAACAAGCTATAGCTTATGATAAAGTTGAAGAGCTTTTACAGAAAATAGGTGATATGAGGACATTACTAAATACCGAACACCAAGACTAATGAATCTTTCGGCAGAACAGATTGAAAAGAATTGGGAAAAGCATCTAAAAATTGTAGATACTTTTATTACCGGAGAACGTAAAGAGAAATTAACACATCTTTACTGTTCTTTAGGTGAGGAGATGATTATGGCTCCTGCTTCCGGTAAACCTACCTATCATAATGCTTTCCCCGGAGGGTATATTGACCATGTCAACCGTGTTGTTCACTGTGCTTTAAAGACAAAACAACTATGGCAAGAAATGGGTGCTACTATTGATTTTACAGATGAAGAATTAGTTTTTGCTGCTCTTAACCATGATTTAGGCAAAATAGGTTTTAAAGGGCAACCAAACTATCTCCCTCAAACAGATGCCTGGAGAAGAGATAAATTAGGAGAAGTTTATACACATAATAAAGATCTTTCTTTTATGCTTATTCAAGACCGTTCTTTATTTATTCTTCAGCAAAATGGTATAGCTATGAACGAGAAAGAGTATTTAGCTATTAAATTACATGACGGATTGTATGACGATGTTAATAAACCCTATTACATGACTTTCAATCCAGATTCTAAATTAAGAACTAATATAGTTTATATTTTACATCAAGCAGATTTTCTAGCTTCTAAAATAGAATATGATACTTGGAAAACCTCAGGAGGAACTTCAACACCTAAGGTAGAGAAAACAACCTCTTCAACAGGTAAGAAAGTTAATGCTTCAGAAGGGTTAATGAATTTAGTAAAAGGAATTTAAAATGGAAATATTATTAGTAATTTTAATATTAGTAGTTTTAGTATTGAGCTACACAACTTGGAACCTTCACCGTAAGGTTGTAAGACAAGAAGAGATTATAGAATATCAAATAGGTTATTTAAGAAATGTTGCGTACCTTATTAATGAATCAAAAATTTACGTTGAACAACTAGACGAGAAAGGTATATTTAGGTCTGATGATGAAGTGGGAGTCTTTTTTAACTTTATGAAAGAAATTCAGGAAACCATAAATGCCTACCGTCTCCCAGAAGATTATGGCAAAACCAGCAAATAAAGATAACTACTATTTTACACAAGAAACAGAGGATGCAATTGTTTTATACAACGCTTCCTCTGATCCTGTATTTAGAGATCGCATTTTTAAAGCAAAGATATATCATGCTTTATATAAATTATCAGAGAATATAATTCATACTTTTAAATTTTACTATACAGATGTAAATGATATAGAGGATTTAAAATTAGAAGTAGTAACCATGTTAGTAGAGGAGAAGCTTCATAGATTTGATCCTACCAATGGCGCTAAAGCATTCTCTTACTTTCAAACCATTGTTAAGAGATGGTTGATCAATTATAATAATAAGAATTATAAAAAATTAAAGCAGATTGGTTCTTTTGATGAAATGGAAGATTCTTATGAATCAGATTTCGATACAGAGAATAGTATGCAGGTACCTCTTAAAGTTATAGTAGATAAATTTGTAGAAGAAAGTTATGTAAATTTAGGAGAACTTTTTCCTAAATCTCACGAACAGAATGTAGCAGATGCTATTCTTACCTTATTTAAAACTCGATACGATATAGAAATATTTAAGAAAAAAGCTTTATACATTTATATTAGAGAAATGACTGAATGCGAGACTCCTACTCTAACCAAAGTAATTAATAAGCTCAAAGAAGAGTTTTACGGAGTTTATCAGAAATATCAAAAAGCAGGATACTCTATCCAATAAATATACCGCAGATATTTATAAAATAAACAAAGTATGGGATTAGAGACAACAATATTTGGAAAAAAGACCGTTTCTGATGTTTTAAAAGAAATTTACGACAATTCTAAGAATAAAGAGAAACAGATTAACGCTCTTATCGGAGAGTTAAAACCTCTTGTTGAGAATATAGGAGATGCAACTTTAGTTGTTCCTATGATAAAAGAGTATTTAGAAGTTGGAGTAAAGAATGATGAGCATCTTATTAAAATGGTAGCACTTGTTCAAAGACTTGAAGGAGGAGGAAAAGCATCTGAAGCAGACTTTTTTAACCCAGAAGAGCTTGCAAAGCTAATGGAACAGAGTGAAGAGCTAGGGAAGCAATTAGATAAAAAAGACGAGGAGTAATGTTAGGTTCAAGTTATAACTTAGGTAATCAGATATCCTCTATAGGAGGAGGTACAGGTAATGGCGCATCTTCAGGAGATAGCATTCAGTACGGAAAAGTAACCGATGTTAAGTTAGATGATTCCAGACCTTTCCTCGATGAAGTGGGAAATGAACTACCTATTGGATCTATAAGGTATATTACCTTAGATTTTAAAGGAGAAGTAAGAGGTACAGTCAAAACTGCATTACCTCTTGCTATAGGAATAAAACAGTATCCTTTAAAGAATGAAATAGTATCGCTATATCAATCCCCTACCTCAGACGTACAATCCAACGTATCGGAAAAAGCAACCTACTATAAGGATATTGTAAACCTATGGGGATCACCTAACCATAATGCATTACCAGACCCAGGGTATAACAAAGATAAGTACCTAGGAATAGGCTTCCAGGAACTATATGACGTTAATCCACTATTTCCATTTCCTGGAGATACCTTAATAGAAGGTAGACAAGGGCAATCTGTTAGGTTAGGAGGAAGTTTATCTATACTAAATCCACTAGTAGATAAGACGAATAACGGATTACCGTATATATTAATTAGTAATGGACAAATACCTACAAATAACGGAATAGATTATATAGTAGAGAATATAAATAAAGATGACAACTCACTGTATTTTTTATCAAACCATAAAGTACCGTTAACTGCTGCAAATAGTAAGAGAGATTCTTACAATACTCCTCCGAAATCTGCAGACCAGTATAAAGGTAATCAAGTAGTCTTGAATGGAGGAAGAATATACTTTAATGCAAAAGAAGAGAGTGCTTTAATTTCTGCAAAAGAATCTATAGGATTAAATGCAAACACTATTAACTTAGACGGAAAAGCTTATACATGTATAGATGCAGATTTAATATATTTAGGAGCTAAAGCAAGAACATCCCCTCAGGGAGTAAGAGAGCCTGCAGTATTAGGTAATCAATTAGATAATTTCCTAGGAATAGTATTAGATGCATTACAGAATATAGGGCAAGCAATGATAACAGCTGAAGCACAGACAGGTGGGCCGATAGCATCACTAAACACAGAAGGGTACTGTGTTAGAGATACTTGTGAAGCACTCCGTACCTTAATGAATCAAATGAAATCTAAAAAAGTATTTATTGAATAATGGCAGTAAAATCACAAATAAGTAAAATAGTTTCAAGTCAAATCGGACCCCTTCAGGGTAAGTTAAGATCTGCTATTCAAAAGAAGGTATTAGAGCTTCTTACAGAATTTGCAAACGGCTGCCCTAACGTAGAGCGTATGAAGCAGATTGTAAAAATTAAAGATAATCTACTAAAAACTATTAATGCTTTCCAAAAAAGAGTAGATGCAATTAAGCCTATAGCAAATAAATTACAACCTGTAGTAAGTACGGCAAAAATAGCTTTAAACATTATTACAAGCATTCCAGTACCGACAGCAATAATTCCACCACAAGTAGGAGGTGTAGGGGTACCGATGAGTGTTTTAAATAAATATAGTAAAGCAATTGGTATATTGACAGCTACAATAGATGTATTAGAAGCAGATATAAAAGCAGTTAACTCTATAGTAACAACAGTCTCAGTACCAATAACAACATTAAGAGATAGGTTACAAGCTATTGATATTAAAATTGCAGAATGCTCTGCAAACAATCCTGAATCTGCAGCACTTTTATCAATAGTTCAACCGAAAGGTAATACGGGATCAGAGAATAACACAGGAGGAGAGGTAGATCCTAACTTTAGTTATAAAGGATATACGTTAGAAATAATTCAAGATCCAAATTCACCTAAAATAGCACCAAGAAGGTATGCTATTGCTAAGAATAAAGAAGGTATATTGATAATTAGAGGAGAATCTTCCTTTAGTTCTTCTACACAAGTACTTCTGGATGAACTTAAATTTAAAATAGATAATCAATTACTATAACATAACTATTTATTAATATGAAGTTAGATGTTTTTAAAAAACTAATAAAAGAAGCAGTAAGAGAGGCAGTCCGAGAAGAATTAGCAGTAGTACTTTCTGAGGATAGAGCCCCTGTAAGAACACAGGTACAGCAAGTAACAAAGTACGAAAACTACAAACCAGTGGTATCGAAACCGGTACCTACAGGAGATCCTATTATGGATATGTTGAATGAAACAAGAGCTAGTATGACTCAAGAAGAATATAGAGATATGACTTCTATGACATCAGACATGGTGCACCCTTCAATGAATCCTATGCAACATTTTAACGCAGGACCTGAACCAGGTATAGATTTAAGTACATTAGATTTTGTTAAGAATGCAGGAGCAATATACAAAGCATCAGTAGCGAAAGATAAAGCAAGATTCGGAGCATAATGGCATTTCAAGTACAACAGATAAACCCGTTAGATCAACAGCCAAGTGTGGGAGTAGGAGTAGGATTACCATTCTCCTCTAACAGTGTATTCAACACTACTTATTCTACACAGGATGCACTAAAAGCTAACTTAATTAACTACTTTCTGACAGGTACATCTGAAAGGTTCTTTAATCCAAACTTAGGAGCAGGGTTAAGAGCTTTACTGTTTGACCAAATGACAGAAGATAAAAGAGAGGAGATAAAAGGAGTTATTAGATCTGGGGTATCTCAATGGTTTCCGAATGTAAATATACAAAACTTACAAGTGGTAGAGAGTATAGATTCACAGACCATAACTATTTCAATAAAATACAACGTTAGGCTAACTAATATACAAGACGAACTATCAATTAACTTTCAACAATAATGATTCAAGATAGAGATATAAAATACGTAAACAGGGAATTTACAGACTTTAAAGCACAACTTATAGAGTACGCTAAAAATTATTTCCCAGACACCTACAACGACTTCTCACCAACCTCACCAGGTATGATGTTTATCGAGATGGCTGCATACGTAGGAGATGTTCTAGCTTTCTATCAAGATACTCAGTTACAAGAAACATATTTACAATACGCAAAAAATCCTTCCAATCTATACAACTTAGCTTACATGATGGGATATACCCCGAAAGTTATAGCTGCTTCTCAAGTAGATATTGAAGTATCTCAAATTATAGACGCAACAGGGCCTTCGTACCTACCAGATTGGAGCCAAGCATTGAGAATAGGTGCAAACACAAAGCTAAAATCAACTTCAACAGGAAATGTAAACTTCATTATAGATAAACCTATAGATTTTACTTTTTCAAGTTCATATGATACTACAGATATCTATATTGATTCCCTTTTAGGAGGAAATCCAAATAAATATACCTTAACCAAGAAAGCAAAAGCATTCTCAGGAGAAGTTAAAGTAGTTGAGCAATCTATTGGATCTGTTGAAAAATTTAAAACAATTACAATCGCTGATAACGGTATACAGGGTATTCTATCTATAACAGATAGCGAGGGTAATAGTTGGACTGAAGTACCTTTTCTAGGACAAGAGACAGTATTTGTAGATACTCCAAATATTAGCACAGATAAAGGATTAGTTCCAAACCTACTATCACTTCAGAAAGTCCCTAGAAGATTTGTAACTAGATTTACCTCAACAGGAGAATTACAGATACAATTTGGATCAGGAGTTGCAAGCCAAGATGACTCTATCATCACACCGAACCCTACAAATGTAGGCTTAGGAATACCAGGAGTTGCAAGCAGATTAAAATATGCCTATGACCCTACCAACTTTTTATACACTCAAACATACGGATTAGCTCCTCAAAATACAACCTTAGAAATTACATACCTAGTAGGAGGTGGAGCATCCGCAAATGTACCTTCTAATACTATTACCACTCCTATTGTAACAGGAGCAATAACAATACCAGGAGGAGGATTAGATAAATCATCAACACTTACTTTTAACAACCCACAAGCTGCAACAGGAGGTAGAGATGGAGATACCATAGAGGAATTAAGACAGAATACACTAAGAGCATTTAACGAACAGAACAGAGCAGTTACCCTTCAAGATTATGCAATTCGAGCCCTGTCTATGCCAACAAAATATGGATCTATCGCAAAAGTGTATACTGCACAAGATCAGCTAACAAACCCTAATTCTACTACAGATAGTATATTAGATAGTAATCCACTATCGTTATCTATATACACATTAGCTTTTGATAATAACAATAAGTTAATAACATTATCAAATAGTTTAAAAAGTAACTTAAGACAGTATTTAGCAAATTATATGATCTTAACAGACGCTATTAATATAAAAGATGCCTTTGTTATAAACATAGGAATTAACTTCGATATAATAGTAAAACCTAATTTCTCAGGTAGAGATGTGCTTCTAGCTTGTACAAATAGGATAAAAGATTATTTTGATATATCTAAATGGAATATCAATCAACCTATTAACTTATCAAGTATATATACACTTCTTGATCAAGAGAAAGGTGTACAGACAGTACAGAATATAGCAGTAGTAAACAACGTGGGAGGAACTTACTCACAATATGCATACGGAATTGAAGGAGCAACTAGAAATAACATAGTATACCCTTCTTATGATCCTATGATCTTTGAAGTAAAATTTCCAGATACAGACATTAAAGGAAGAATAACAACACTATAACATGGCAGTATACAGAATATTTCCCGAAAAAGACACTTTTATCTTCAGCGAAGCATCTTCTTCTAACGCAGGATTGGATGAAATAATTGAATTAGGAGGTTATTACGATGTAACAGGTGAAGGAGAGACTAGTAGAATACTAGTTCAGTTTAGTTCTACAGAAATTACTGATATTGTTTCTAATAAAATAGGGAATAATAACTACAGTGCTTCTCTGGGATTGTACTTAGCAGATGCTTATCAGATACCAGTCAGCACAAATATATACACATATCCAGTTTATTCTTCAGCAGGAGGATGGGATAACGGTACAGGAAAGTATGGAGATATGCCAACTAATACATCAGGTGTTTCTTGGATTTACCAAGAATCAGGGCTAGGAACACCTTGGCTAGCCTCTATGTATCCTGCAGGTGTTACTGCTTCCTTTACAGGATCTAAAGTAGGAGGAGGGAACTGGTATACAGCATCAGGAGCAACTAGTCTCGAGTTTACACAATCGAATCCTATAAATTCTACATACGATATCGACATAAATGTAACACAAGCTGTAAAGCTTTGGAATGCTAATACTATTGCAAATAGTGGATTTATTTTAAAACTTGCAGATAACTTAGAATTCAACACTACATCTTCTATAAGATTAAAATACTATAGTGCAGACACAAACACTATTTACCCACCGTACCTAGATATTAAATGGGATGATAGTTCTTATGTTACAACAGGTTTAACGGTTCTCTCTAATAGTATCTCTACGATTAATATAACTAATAACAAAGGTAAATATACTAACGTAGGTAAACAGAGATTTAGAGTAGCTGCAAAGCCAAAGTATCCAACAAGAACATTTTCAACAACCTCTATATATTTGACAAACTACGCACTTCCATCAGGATCGTACTGGGGAATAAGGGATGAGAATACAGAAGAGATGATTATTGATTTCGATACTCAATTTACTAGAATAAGTTGTGATAGTCAAGGAGGGTATTTCGATGTGTATATGGACGGCTTGCAACCAGAGAGATATTATCGTATATTAATAAAGACGACTTTAGACGGAAGTACAACAGTAGTTGATAATCAGAATATATTTAAGGTAGTTAGAAATGGATAAGAGTGTTGAAATAAAAAAAACTGTTTTTAATAATACAACATTTAATAGAGTAGTAGATAGAAGCTTTAACACCTATGTACTACCTCCTGTAGATTTAACAGACGATGTAGCAACTTTTTTTAGATTATACGAAGAGCTATTTTACGTCATAGACGTATTAGGAGAGACGGACTCACATGAATATATTGTGAAAAAAAGTTCAGAACTATTAGACTTTGATACAGTTACCCAAGATATTCAACCGCTATTAGATGAAATAGCACAATTAAGAGAAGAAAACCTTGCATTAAGTCAAGAAATACTAACTCTACAGACAACAGTATAGTAAATGGCAGATATAACATACACAGTTACCGATAGCTTACCTGAGGATATAACAGGATTTGAACAATTCTCACAATCAGATAATAACCTGATAGGATCATTTCAAATTAACAATTTGTTTAACCCTCAAAAACACTTTGTACAACTACACGTATACTCAACATCAGATACATTACTGGAAAGCGATACTAACTACAACAACTATAAGCTACTTAGTAACGCTCAATCTGCAGGGAAATCTGGTGCTTCAGTACTAAGCATAGACCCTGTAGCAGATAGTATTGCATATGGGTATGTAAACGGAGGAGTAAAATTACTTTACCACTTTGTAAACGACTTATTTACCACTGGGAAGTCAACTGCAGAATTCTTTATCAACGGAGTATCGGAAGACAGGACTGAAGTAAGACTTCTTGCATCTACTTTAGAAGATGGTACAGTGGAGCAAACTGCACTATTATTAGCAGAACAGATAAGTAATCAATCTTATTTTGAAGGTTTTAGATTAAATTTCGGAAACAATGACCTTGCCATAGGTATTAATATTGGAACTATTGAATACAATGGACAAATAGCAGTAGCAGTTAAACTATACGAACCTCTTTCAGAAAATTATGGAATAGGAAGTACACTAAATATAGTAGAGATTGTTGCTGATTCAGCAGCGTACGAAATAGACACACAATCACCGGTAGTAGAAACTAGTTTTCCTACATTAAAGTCTCCTAATTTTAACATTGATATTCAAGATAATAACGTAGTACCTTCAGAGTATTTTAGTTATGATGAATTATTTAGCTACCCAGTTAACAACAGTAATAGTCAAATCTTTTCAGTATTTAATGAAAAAGGTATAGAAATTAGTATAGATTACACAAACTACAGTGATTATGTACATTTCTCTTCTGCACAAGAAAGATTAATAAACTTTAAGTATAAATTAGACTTAATACATACGTATTCCGCTAGTCTATCAAGCATTAGTACTGTTGGTCCTGCATTAGCAGGAGCATCTGGAAGTACCACTTACTATAACGGGTTAATACAGGGTGTAGTAGGTAACTTTGATCACTATGAAAGATTCCTATACTACGAATCTGGAAGTAGTTCTTGGCCAAAAACCAACAACACAAAACCGTATATTAACGTAGTTAGTACAGCACCGACTGCAGTATCTTGGTATACAGAACAAGTAAATAATGCAGCATACTACGATAGTATTAACAATAACTTACTGGTAAATACAATACCTACATACCTAAGGGATGATGTAAATAATGAAAATTATTTGACATTCATACATATGATAGGGCAGCATTTTGACAACCTATGGTTATATGCTAAAGCAGTATCAGATAAGTACGATGCAGATAATAGACTTGATTTCGGTATATCTAGAGATTTAGTAGCTGAAGCTTTAAAGAATTTCGGAGTACAGTTATATACTTCAAATAAATCTATACAGGACTTATTTACAACCATAGTAGGGCAGTCATATCAATCAGGTAGTGAGGTTATAACAAACTACCTTACAGGTTCGTATACAGGTTCAGACGCCCCAATACAACCTTCTTCGTATGATAATTACCAAAAAGAGGTTTATAAGAGAATTTACCATAATCTGCCATTACTTTTAAAATCAAAAGGAACTGAAAGAGGTTTAAGAGCATTAATAAACTGCTTTGGTATACCTTCAGATATTTTTGATATTAAACTATATGGAGGAAGAAATGTAAACGAAAGACCTTTCTACGGAGATTATAGATATTCTACAAGTTCTTTAAATAAAATAAGACTTGACAACACTGGAAGCATAGTCACAGGAAGTACGTTATCTCAATACACCTCTATAGTTAAGAGAGAGTATAAATACACAGATGATTTACATTCAATTGAATTAGGATTTTCTCCAACAGATAACGTAGATAATTATATTATTTCTAAATCACTATCAACAGCATCCCTAGCTTCTTTTAATATAGAAGACTATTTAGGAGATCCAAGAAATCTATACTCAGATAACTATAGCACATTCACACCAGCAGGGAGTATATCAGGAAGCTTAGTACAATTAACAGATCAAATTATGAGCGGATCAGATGCTTATAATGTACAGGATTTTGTTAGATTAATTAAATTTTTTGACAATACTATCTTTAAAATGGTTAAAGATTTTATACCTGCAAGATCAACAGCTAGTACAGGTATAATAATCAAACCACACGTACTGGGAAGATCTAAAGCTAAATCAGTAATACTATCAGGATCAAGACCGGAATATACAGCTTCAATTGATACAGCATTTACAGAAGGAGGGAACGGCGGAGCTTTTATTTCTAGAACACAGGGGATAGTGGATGGAGAATTAAATACATCGTACAACCAGAATGTACAGACACCATTTGGTATAGCTATCGTTAGTTCCTCTAATCATCAACAAGCTAGTTATAACGGAGAACTTAGAAATAGTAGACTTACAGTAACAAATGGAGAACTTAATAGAGCAAACTTATTCAAGATACCATCATTCTTTGGAAATACCTTTGACATAAACAGATGGTTGAATAAGGAAGGGGTTTGTATATTAAAACCATATAGTACGTTAACAAATGTAAACGGAGAAATATACTACAGCAGTAGTAACAATACATACTACCTAAATTCAGGAAGCTGGAGTAATGCAGCATTATTCTCAGGATTATCTGCAACATCAATGGTATATGAAATAACTAGTAGCAATATCCCTACAGCTAGTTTTCAATTTCCTTTTAACACAGATAATTATGCAAACTACACTACACATTCTTTAACTGCTTCAAATACAGGAGTAGAAGGAATATGTACATCATCTGTTAATATACAAGTTGCAGTGTGTGATGTTGATATTACAAGTAATTTTAGAACAAGTGTTAAGAATGCACCGGAGGAATACAACGTTACTTCATGGTTTGTAACAGGATCTCAGAATCTTTCATCAAATATGAACCTAACCATAGTAAAGAACCCGGGGCAGGTATCAATATACAATAACCTACTTTCAAATGCAACTGCATCAACCTTCCCAGGACTCTCTACAGATACATATACACTGACAGTACAGGATACAAAAATACCATTAACGTGTACGTATACTTACCCGGTTTCAGCAGGTATTTGTAGTGTAATCCCTCAGCAATTTGACACAACAAATCGAAACTTAATCTGGTATGAAGGAACAAATATGGGAACAACACTAGTAGGTCAAGGCGGTCCTACAGTACTCACACCATATAACTACGGATTAGCAGCCTATTTTGTAGGAGTAAATCCAAATGAACTGGAATATAAAATACAGATATCTAGCCTTTTTGAGGGTGTATTAGCAGAAGCAACCGTAACACCGCCAAACAGTACTACTGTCTTTACATCCGGAACAGGTACATTTTTTCAAATGCCTGGCTATCAATTTAATATGTTTAGGTATGTCTGGTCGTATGGACCGACAGTCACCCCTCAAATTCAGGGAAATGTAGCGTTATTTAAAATAGAATATACACCAGAGTTTATAGCTACCTTTGGAACAGCATTTATAAACGCTCAAGAAGTATTCTCAGGTAGGTTAAGTGTTAGAATAACTGCAAACGAGCAACCGCCAGACTGTACACCATACGTAACACTCATACCACCAGCACCAATCCGCGAAAACGAGGATCCGTGCTGCTTTATAGGAAGTACTTTAGTAACATTACCAGACTATACACAAGTACGTATTGATAGTCTTAAAAAAGGAGATGAAGTATTGTCTTATAATGAAAATACAGGAGAAACATTAACTAGTAAAGTAGTTACATTCTCATCTCCTACTAAGAAGGATATCGTTAAATTTACATTAAGTAACGGTACAGAAATAGAAGCAGCTAGAAATCACCCACTATGGGTAGTAGGAAAAGGATGGAGTTCATATGCTCCGGATATTACTATGAGAGACCATAAATTAGCAGTTGCACAGCTATCTGAAGGAGATATGCTTTTAACACAAGAAGGATTAGAGGTAGAGTTACTTACAATGTATCTTGATGAAAATAGAGAGTATGAAATAGTTTACAATATAGGATTGGACAACCATTATACATATTATGCAAACGGGATATTAGCACATAATAAAGGACCAGCAGACGATCCAGGTCGAACTTACTGTTCTGATTACGACGATGGCTACGATCCTGATCTAGGTAACCCTATACCGTAATTAAATAAATAATAAGAAGTACTATAAGTAAAAATGGCAAACTTAACACAACAGGAGTTTCTAGACATAGCAGATCTATACCCAGGAGAGATTAATATATGGTGTACGGAAGGTATCCCTGTACAAGTACTTGGAGTAACAATTCCATTCAGAGATAACGAATCAAATAATGTAGAAAGTACTCTTGAACAAGTGCAGACTATAACACTTCCGGTAGATAATGATGCAAACTCAACAGTAGAATTAATTATAAACTCTAGGGTTATTAGGGGAATAGCGCCATCTAGGTACTATTTCTTTATAGTACAGAATAGGGAAATAACACCGTATGTATCTCCTATAGAGAACGAACAGATACAAGACGGAAGAGTAATACTACTACCAAACCTAAGAGGAGGAAGTTTTTACGTTAGTGACTATAATGTGACTTTAAACACAGCACAAAACAGTAGGGTTTCCGATAACATACTGGAAAGAACATCAACTACCTTTGCAGCTGTTCAAGACAGTCTATACTCAGATACAGGATGGATAAATGCAAGATATGAAGGAAGTAGTACAAATAGTCAGACATATTCAAGTATCGACTCCGCTATATTAGGATCAGCATTTCAAGGAACATATTATCCGATACAAACACCAGATGTAGAGATAAATAATATAGATGTATCTGAAAGATCATATTTAGAGTATTTTCACACAAGTACAAAGACATACCCTTCTTATTCTATAGAAACACCTCCACTATTTTCTGTAGCAGCAATTACATCACCTTCCGCTTCATACCTTGTTGTAACTCCAGATCAATTTATAAAGCCGTTCAAACAATACCAGCCAGGAGATTTATTAGAATTAGCAGAGGGAACTGAGGTTTTAAAAGTAGATGAAATGTATAGGATAAATGCTCAGAACGAATATGCACTAAACGTAACAAGAGGGTGGGGAGATACAGAAAAACAGGAAATATTAGTGAATAATTACCTTTTCAAAATTAACAGTATTAGGATATTTGAATTAGAAGGAAATAAACCTTCCCCGGTAAAACAGGGTAAGATAAGGATAAAAGACACAGGATATATAGTGTATACAGACCTACTGGGTTATGTAATATCAGGAAGTACACCGCCACTTATTTAGTGGGTTTTTTTAGAAAGTATAAAATCATATATTTATTAACAAAAGTAATAGACAATGGGATATTTGAATAATTCAATCGTAACAGTAGATGCGATTTTAACAAAAAAAGGTAGAGAACTACTTGCAAGAGGAGACGGTTCTTTTAAGATCACACAATATGCTCTAGCAGATGATGAAATTGATTATACACTGTATAATCCAAGCCATCCATCTGGATCTGCATTCTTCGGAGAAGCTATCGAAGCTATGCCTTTATTAGAAGCATTTCCTGATGAAACTCAAATCATGAAATATAAACTTACAACTCTTCCAAGAGGAACTGCTAAGTTACCAATTCTAGATTTAGGATATGCAGCAATCAGATTAAAACAAGGAGCATCACTTGCTATTACTCCTCAAACATTAAATTACTTAGGATCTTCTCAAGCATTTGAAGCTGGAGGATATGTAGCAACTATTGCAGATGCTAGAGTTCTAAATACATTTAATGGGGTAGGGATCAATACTACAGAAGCTGAAAGACTAAACTCAACTACAACTTTAGGAACAAACGTTTCTAAAACAGTAATTGGAACTTCAATCAACTTAACAGCTACAACAATTAATACATTGTTTGGAGAAAATCAAACATTACAAACAACCATTACAGTAATCGGAAGAGATTCAGGAGCAAGATTAACAATCCCTGTAACTATTGTAAAAGTAAATCAATAATAAGATATGTCATTCAAAAGATTAGACCCAGAAGATATTACAATAAGTGCTGAATCAGTAGTAGCACCAGCATGGTCAGGACAGCAAACACAATTAACCGCTTTCTTCACTTCTTCAGACCAAGTAGCAAGTAATACAGGTAACTATTATTACAGTATATATAACCTAAGCCCAACCGCTACAGGAACAGCAGTACAATTTGCTGCAGCTTACGGTAACAGAGTAGGGTCAGGTTCGGTAAATATAAACGGAATTGCAGGAAAATCACCTTCTGCTATAACCTATGGACAGTATAGAACACTGGTTAACGGGGATGAAGATACAGATTTCACTTTTGGAACAACCATTCCAAATTCTGTATATGTACTGTCTGTAAATAGAGCTCGATATAAGGAGAAATTACAGCCAGGTACACTTAACTTGACACTAAGATCTGGTTCTAATGCAATCAAACTTACCGATAACAGTAAAGACTTAACAACAGTATCTTATACAGATTCAGGAAGAGTTTACGATATAGTATCAGGATCAGACGGAAGTGCGTTCACAGGATTAACAACAACAGGGTTTACACCTAATTCAGGTTCATACGGTAAATTTTTACCAGACGTAGGGCTTATAGTACTTAACGGAGAAGCTTTAAAAGCTCCAGCAGTTGGCGGAGGAATAGCAGCAATACTAAACGAAAGTAATAACAGTGATACGCCGAGTAATCTAGACTTATTTTACTCTATATTAACACAGGGAAGTTTATTCTCAGTAAGATCTGAAGAAACTATTTCTTCGAACTATGTATTTATCCGAGTTAGAAATAGTGAATTTAACTACTCTACTAATCCATCAAACATAACAGGATCAGGAGAATTGAGACATGATGTAATGATCAATAATCCTCAGACATATGTTACAACAGTTGGACTATATAATGACAGTAACGATTTATTAGGAGTTGCAAAATTATCAAGACCTTTATTAAAAGATTTTACAAAAGAAGCTTTAGTAAGAATCAAGTTGGATTATTAATGAATGAGTGCTTACAAAAAACTAAACAAACAAGACGCTTATATAACTACCTATGTTGCCCATAAACAATGGGCAATGTCTGGTAGTCAATTTAGTACCTATGGAGTTACTACTAATAACTACGTACAGGGTGTAACTCTTAATAGCCTACAACAATTATACTATCCAACTAAGATATCAGGAAGTGCTCCTAGTAGTAGCTTTGATTACTACCCACAAACAACACTACATCAATCACAGTCTAGAGAACTAACAACAGGTTCTGTAGTAATTAATGTACCTAAAACCCTATTTGGAACAGCAATAAAGCCAAAAGATGGATTTGAAATATCAATAGAAGCAAGTGATTTCGGAATAATTCGAGGAGTAGTTGAAGACTATATTGCAGACGATTACTTACAACCTTACGAAACATTCGGACGAATAAGATTTCCAATAGATATTATTATTTTTGAACCTACAGTGACATCGTACAGTATACTAGATGACGGAGAAGGTCAACTCTACGTATCTGGAAGCTCTCCTAGAAAATATATAGGAGATATCATATACCCGCACGGGATGATAATTGTTACAGATCCTGCGTACGCTTCTTTATTACAAAACGCTTTTAGTCTTAAGAGTAAGTATGTTTTAAATAGGACAGTTGTAGTAAACTTGCAGTTTAAATCAAGTCAACCTTTATTTACACATAACTACCACTGTAAGGTAAGAGAGTCAGAGTATAACTTTACATATAATCCTTCCGCATTATCAAGTTCACTTAAGACAATTTACGATAATACAGATACAGTTTATAAAACAAATACAGCTGTAGCTACAGGAGAATTAAACAGTAATGTAACAGGAAGTACTTTTCAACCATATATTACAACAGTGGGATTGTATAATGATGCAAACGAACTTATAGCAGTAGGTAAAACAAATAGACCAGTTCCGAAATCTGCTAATACGGAAATGACAATAATTGTAAAAATAGACATTTAAAGATATGGCAATCACATTAAGAACAGTAACAGGATCGGCATTGACATTCGATCAGCTAGATACAAACTTCTCCTCATTTTTCTACTCAGCATCATATGCCGGTGGAACCTCAACACTTTTTACTTCAGGAAGTGATGATACAGGAAGTGCAATACCAGCACCAGCAAGTATGTCTTTTACAGTCCCAATTGTTTCACAATGGACAGGGAGTGCAGGAGTTTCAACTACAGATAGTCAGATTCAAATAACAGGATCACTAGTAAATGGAGCAGGAAGTATTTCTGCACCAAACAATAGATTCTCTCACGGAGAAGGATTTTCGGCAACTGCAACAGGATTATACTCACACGCAGAAGGTGTAAACAGTCAAGCAACAGCAACAGGTTCACATGCTGAAGGATGGACAACAGTAGCTTCAGGAAGATACGCACATTCGGAAGGGACCCTTACAGCAGCCTTCGGAACAGGTTCGCATACAGAAGGATATGCAACTTCTGCTTCAGGAGAATACTCACATGCAGAAGGATGGGCAAATGTAGCATCAGGAGCTTATTCTT